CCGTGGTTTTGCGCGAAGCGTTTTACCTTCGAAAGCATGTGCGAAATGTACTCGGTTTCCGTCTGGTTGCGCGGACGCGCCGCTTCGATCTCGTTGTAGGGGTCTATCACCAGCCCGCGTATGCCGTCGCGCGCTACCGCCGCGCGCGCCGCGTCCAGAATGTTGTCGATGGTAGGAAGTTCGTTGTCGTCGAAGCGGATGAATTGGAAATGCTGGTCGGTCCAGCGCATGGCATGTTCCAGCTCCTGGCGCGTCATGCGTATTTGGATGCCGCGATGGAACGGCAAGCCCAAGCGTTTTTCCGCCAGTTTCGCTATGTGCTCATGGCCCGGGTTTTCGAAGCTGCATAGCGCGAACTTCCACCCCAGACGCTCGGCGAGATTGACGACGATGGCATCCACGAATTCCGATTTCCCGGCGCCGGGTATGCCGGATACCACGCTCAACTCGCCCGCCCTGATGGTCATATACTGGTCCATTTCCGGCCATCCGGTGGAGTGGCCCGCCGTATGCCCATCTTCGTAAAGCTTGATGGTGGCATCGAAAAACGAACGCGCCGGATGGAGGCCGGCTATGGGCCACGGCTCGGCTTCGGCGATGGCGCACTCGATGGCGTTCGGTCCGTGCACCAGCAAGGTTTCGTTGGCGTCCTTGCATGGCGTATCGAATCCATCGGGCCAGCGCACGCGCCAGCAGCGTTCTTTGCCGAGCCTGCGGGCCAGCTCTTCGGCCAGCGCATGGCCCGGCGCATCCATATCGGTGGCCAGCAGGATTTTTTTCTTGTCGGCGAAAACGTCCAGGCAGTTCCATACGTAGGCGAACGCATTGTCGTCTTCCTGCGGCGGCACGTTGTCGAGAACGCGCTGCGGCGCGCCGTTGGGTACCGAAAGCACGTTGGATATTCCGGCCTGGCGAAACGACAACGCATCCATTTCGCCTTCGCAGATCACGACCGTTTCGTTTTCGCAACAGTCGTCCAGGCCGTAGAAGACGAGCTCGCTGTTCTTGGTGGTGGCGAAGGCTTTTTCGTCCAATGCGCGATATTTGACGCGCACGATTTCGCCGTTTTTGAAATAGGGAAAAGCGATGCACCGGCGCTCGACGCCCTGGATCGCGTATCGAGTCCCGAATATTTTGGCCGCACGCGCGACTTGGTTCGATATGCCGCGCCCGGCAAGCCAGTCCAGTACGTCCTGGTCCGGCGCGGCAGGGAGAGCGACATTCGGCTTGACGGCGATCGGGCGGTTCGGCCTGTGCGGCCAGGCAGCGCGATGGCCGTTGAGGCCGGATGTCTTGGTGCCGCCCGACCATCCGCAATTGTGGCAGTGCCAGACGATATCGGTTGCGGACTTGATCGTGACCGAAAGACAGGGCTCGTGCTTGTTGCGGCGGATGGACGAACAGCGCGGGCAAAGGGTTTTCTGGGTGCCGAGGTCCTGGCTGCGCAACCGTATGCCTGTTTTGCTGAAATCGGCATACAGTTCGCCCATGCGATTTCCCCCAGCCGGCAGGATGGATCGCGCTTTCTAGCGCAATGGATTCGGCTCGCCGGTCGGCGTCGGCCGCGCTCTTGGCGCACTCATCGCCGGCCACCTCGTAATTTTTGCTTCAAGGCTTGCGCAAAGGCAAGGGCCAAACGCCAACGCCGTATAGGCATCGATCGCTTTCCGGATCGCGCCAACAGCGAGAGCAGGCGGCGCATGCGCAAGAAACGAAACGCAGGGGATGGCGCTCGGGGTGGGCCGGATCGGCGCCTCGTCTGTCCCGGCATTCCATGCCATAGGCAGGTCCGACCGGATATTCGACGCCGCCGAGCGTATAGGCGGCCTTCATCGTTTCGGCAACGAACGGATGGCGATAGCGGTGACCGGACCAATGCGGGTGCGTCCGGTCAACCAGCGCCAGATCGTGACGCGCGAGACGCCAAGCGCCTTCGCCATCGGTTGGCGCCAGTTTTCGCCGTAAAGGCTTCGTCCGATGGATATCAATTCTTTGGTTTTCATGGCGGGTCCCATGGTCGTTATGGAACAACGATACTCTATCGCGATATAGGTTGCAATCGGCAACGTAAGGTGCTATGTTGGGCCAGTAGCCGAGCCTCGCCGACTGCCTATGTCCCTCGACGTTCGGCTGCTCGGGCGGTCCGCCAAATCTCGCCCTCTTTTCCCCCACGGCGGACCGCCCGTTTGGCTAAGATGGAGCGTTTCGTGCCGAACAATCCCAGGAAAAGTCGGCCCAATGCGTCGCCGTCGGGCAACGGCAAAAAACGTGCGACAAACGGCGCGTTCGGCTCGGTGTTGCACACCGACGATTGGGACGAACGCTCGTGCGAATCCGACCGCGAATCGCCGGATATGCGCGTGGCGAGAACGATAGCGTTCGAAATCGCAAACTGTGTCGAAGATACGATCAATGAACTAATTAGCGAAGGTCGCATGGACAAAGAAGAAAGCGCGGTTGTGATTGCCCATGCGCTGGCGATCGCGGTAAGTTCGTTTCTGGCAATATTTTGCGAAAATAGGGCCGATGCCGAAGAGGGCGCCGATTTGTTGGCGAATCACATTCGCGCCCTGCTTGAAGAAATTTGAAATGCGGTTGCCGGTTGCGTATCGTCGATGCGGCCATTGCGACGGACAACAGCCTAACCTTCAGTCGTGCCTCTAGTCGTCGCGAATCGGCGTGACCGTAGTGGAAACCATCGCCGCGGCTAAACAGGTTCCGGAAAGCTCTTTCGACATCCGCGCCACGAGCCGGATGAATAGCCTCTATATCGAGCTACTGAAAGACAACCCCGATTGGGGCACCGCCGCGCCCCGCCACGACATGAATCGTTTCATGGCGCGGCTGATCTTCTGCTTCTTCGCCGAGCGCATCGGTATCTTTCGCGACATCGGCCTGTTCACCGACACCGTCGCGCGCATGAGCGCCGAGGAATCCTCCAACACCCATGAGGTGATAGGCGAGTTGTTCCGCGCCATGAACACCAGGCGCGAAGACCGGGCCAGTGCCGACATACCCCAATGGGCCGACGCCTTTCCCTATATCGACAGCAGGCTATTCTCCGGCAGCGTGGACACGCCGCGTTTCGGCAAGATCGCCCGATCCTATCTTCTGCATATCGGCAGTCTCGACTGGACGAAGATCAACCCGGATATATTCGGGTCGATGATCCAGGCCGTCGCCGAGGACGAAGAACGTGGCAAGCTCGGTATGCACTACACGTCGGTGTCGAACATCCTCAAAGTTCTCAACCCGCTGTTCCTCGACGATCTGCGCACCAGGCTTGAGGAAGCTGGCGAAAATTCCTGTAGGCTTCTCAACCTGCGCAAGCGCATGTCGAAGATCCGCGTGTTCGATCCGGCCTGCGGGTCGGGCAATTTCCTCGTCATCGCCTACAAAGAGATGCGGGCCATCGAGGCCGAGATCAACAGGCGCCTGGGCGAAGCCGACCGGCGCACCGAAATCCCGCTTACCAATTTTCGCGGCATCGAGTTGTGCGACTTCCCGGCGGAGATCGCGCGCTTGGCGCTCATCATCGCCGAGTATCAGTGCGACGTTCTCTATCGCGGGCAAAAGGAGGCGTTGCGGGACGTTCTGCCGTTCGACGCGCAGAACTGGATCATCTGCGGCAATGCTTTGCGGATCGACTGGCTGAGCGTCTGCCCGCCAACCGGCACCAGCGTGCAGTTGCGGGGCGACGACCTGTTTTCGACACCGCTCGATCAGGCGCAGATCGGCTTCGAGAACGAGGGCGGGGAAACCTATATCTGCGGCAATCCGCCGTATAAGGGAAGCAAGACGCAGACTAAGGAACAAAAATCCGATCTCAAAGCGATCTTCGACTGGAGGGTGAAAAGTTGGAAGTCGCTCGATTACGTGGCGGGCTGGTTCATAAAAGCGGCTGACTATGGAACGCAGACCGCTTCTGCCGGCGCCTTTGTGGCAACCAATTCCATCTGCCAAGGAACACAGGTTCCTATACTTTGGCCGCTCATTTTCAAGACCGGCCACGAAATCGCGTTCGCCTATAATTCGTTCAAGTGGGCCAATCTTGCCAGCCATAATGCTGGCGTGGAAGTTGTCATCATCGGCATTTCGCGCCGGGCTGGAAAAGTTAGGACTCTCTATTCGGTCACGCAAACAGGGGAGATAAGCGCTCGTAAAACGGAGTATATCAATGCCTACCTGGTTCCTGGCAGAAAAATAAAAGTAGAGAAGGCGTCAAGACCCATATCGGAATTGCCAACCATGACGTTCGGTAATCGGCCCATCGACGGCGGGCACCTCACTGTCCAACCTTCGGAGCGGGAGGCGATATGGAGGGAAGGCGATGAGTTCAAGCAATTTGTTCGCCGATATGTCGGATCAAGGGATTTCATCAATGGCATTGAGCAATGGTGTCTTTGGATCAATCCCGAGGACGAGACCATGGCCAAGACCAGTAGCGTTATCGCCTCCAAGGTCAACAGCGTGGCGAACTTTAGAATGAAAAGTGAACGACCGGAAATTGTTGCGCTTGCTCGATATCCGTTCCAGTTCGCTTGCCGCTCTCACCAAGAATGCGACTTGACGATAATTATTCCAATAGTGTCGTCACAACGCCGTCCGTTTCTTCCCTGCGGGATACTTCCCAAGGGCACGATCGTTTCCTACAAAGCCTTCGCCCTCTACGACGCCCCCCTGTGGAATCTGGCGCTGATCGCGTCGCGCCTACACCTGGTCTGGATCGACACCTTCTGCGGCAAGCTGGAAACCAGCTACCGCTATTCCAACACGCTCGGCTGGAACACGTTTCCAGTTCCAACGCTCACAGAGAAGAACAAGGCCGACCTGACCCGCTGCGCCGAGGACATCCTCCTGACGCGCGAGGCGCATTTCCCCGCGACGATCGCCGATCTTTACGACCCAGACAACATGCCGGCCGATCTACGTGCGGCACATGAGCGCAACGACGAGGTGCTGGAGCGCATCTATATCGGCCGACGGTTCCGCAACGACACCGAGCGGCTGGAGAAGCTGTTCGAGCTATATACGAAAATGGTCGCGTTGCCGTGGGTGGCGAAGAAGAAGGCGCGGTTGTAGTTGTCAACGTGTTGGAGATTCGGAATGTGGTTTCTGGTTACGTATCGTCGCCCTGAACTTGCGCGCCGTTTCGTCGATGCGGCTATTGCGACCGAGGTGTCTACTTCGGGCGTAATGTTCGTTCAAGGCGATAAGGCCGGGTACGACTTCGCGCTGCCGAAGGGCTGGTTGCGCGCGATAGCCAGCCGCAATGTCGGGCTGGTTGCCGGGTTGAACATGTGCCAGCGGCAATATCCCGAAGAGCCGTGGTACGGTCTTGTGGCGGACGACTTGATTCCAGAGACGCCGCATTGGGATCGCCGCTTGCTCGAACGGCTTCAGCCTATGGGTATCGTGTCTTGCAACGACGGCAATCGCCCCTACGCGGGCGGCAGGATGTGCGGTTCGACGATATTGGATGGCGCGCTGGTGCGGGCGGCCGGGTTCTTGTCCCCGCCGGTATGTTGGCATAGCTATACCGACGACTGGTGGGAGACCGTGGGCACGACCTTTTCGTGCTGGCAACGTCTTGCCGATGTCGTCGTGCGTCACGAAACGCCGGTATTCGGCGATCGTCCTGCCGATTCCACGCACAACGAGGCATATGGCAGCAAGTATGAGCGGCTTCAGCAGGACAAGACGGCTTACGAGAAATGGATGGCGGACGACGGCATGAAGGCGTTGGGCAGAATCGCCATTGAACGCGCGCGACGAAAGAGTTAGTATATCCGCCTTGAAGCGGAGGGCAGGCGCGCCCGTCTCTCGGGCGATTCCTGGCCCCGCTACCGATCTTCGGGGGCCGTTACTCCAGGGGCCGCGCTGTCCGGCCCAGCAAACCAAGCGACCCTGCATATCTCGGCCCCCACCGCTTGAGCGTGCGGCATGATGGGATAAGGGTCGCGAGACAGCATTTCCATGGCGCCGCTGACTCCCGCTCAAATCGCCAAGCTCAAGCTGACGACCGACAAGGACGGCAAGCTCAGGCTTGGGCCGTTTCTGGTCGAGGATATCGTCCAGAAGGCGGCGGATTTCAAATCCGCCACGGATAGCCTGCATGCTTTCGCCAAGCAGGCGTGGCCTTGGGTCGAGGGTGCGCGGCCGTTCGTCGATAATTGGCACATAGGCGCCATTTGCGAGCATCTGGAAGCGGTGAGCCTCGGGCAGATCAAGCTGCTCAACATCAATATTCCGCCGCGTTCGTCGAAAAGCTGGTCGGTTTCCATCGCCTGGCCGGCGTGGCATTGGATCAAGTGGCCGGAGACGCGGTTCGGCTATGCATCGCACGACGAAAAGCTTGCCGAACGCGATGCGGTGCGCGCGAAGATGCTGATCGAATCGCGCTGGTATCAGCAATGGTGGGGAAAAAGTTTCAAAATCAACCCTTTGGTGAATCGTCAGGACAAATACGCCAACGACAAGATGGGCGAGCGCATAGCGCTGGGCACGAAATCCAAGCTGACTGGCGAAGGCGCCGATATCTGGGTGCTGGACGACGCCAACGATGCGCAGGACGCCTATTCGGAGGCGGCGCTGGAAGCGACGCAGAATTGGCTGGATACGGTTTTATCCACACGCTTCAACGATCCCAAAAATGCGCGCTTCGTCAACATACAGCAGCGAATCCACGAAAAGGACGCCACCGGGCATCTTCAGGCCAAATTCGGGAAAGACCTGGTAAATCTGATTCTGCCGATGGAGTTCGAGGTTCGCCGGCGCTGCGTTACGGTCGTGTTGCCGTCGTCTGCGCCCGAGCGATGGCAAGACCCGCGCCAGAACGAAGGCGAGCCGCTATGCGAGGCGCGTTGGGGCGTGGGGGAAATCGAGGAACTCAAGCGCTCGTTGCGATCCGAATACGCGGTGGCTGGCCAGCTTCAGCAGCGCCCCGCGCCTGCCGAAGGAGGCATGATCAAGCGGGCATGGTTCCGGCTGTGGAAAGGGCCGCCGCCCAGATTCGAATTCGTATTGCAATCGTGGGATACGGCGCTGTCCGAAAGGGAGGAATCCGCCTACAGCGCTTGCGTCACGTTCGGCGTGTTCCGCGAGGACAGCGGCGTGCCGGCAGCGCTGCTTTTGAACTGCGGCCGCTGGCGCATGGAATATCCCGAATTGCGCCGGTTGATGCAGCGCATGGCGGAAAACTATCTGGACGACGGCACCTTGAGCGACGAAGAAAAAACCATGTATGGCGGCCGGCCGGACATGACGCTGATCGAACACAAGGCGTCGGGCATCTCGCTGATCCAGGATTTGATGCGCGCGGGCGTCGTAGGCGTCAACAAGTTCGATCCCAGCAAGTACGGCGACAAGATCGGGCGCGTGCGGGCGGTCAGCCATTTGCTGGAAAACGGCCGCGTTTGGGTGCCGGCGCAAAGCCCCGGCTACCAATATCCGACCAGCTATGCGGCGCTGCTGATCGAGCAGGCATGTCTTTTCCCCAAGGCGGAATCGCGCGATTTGGTCGATGCGATGACGCAGGCGTTGCTGAAGTTGTCGGCCAGCGGTTGGGTCGTGCACAGCGGCGATCCGAGGGGGGAGCCGGATTATCGTCAGGTGCTGCGCCAGGCCGAGCGGGCCGAATACGCCAGCCCGTATTAGCGAGTTGACGATTTAACATATTGTATCTATTGTGTGCATCCACCGCCGATCCACAAGGTCTGGGGCGGACGCATGGTTGCGCGCATAGCGCCTGAAGACGATATCGCGATTTTATTGGACCCAAGCGTTCGTCCGGGATCGGTCGGCGACGATGCCGTGCTGCTGGAGAGCGAGGACGGCGGCGCGGAAGTCGTCTTCAACCCGCAGCCGGAAGCCATCGACCCGTCGCTGGCTCCGCACGACGCCAATCTTGCGGAGCTTCTGGACGAAACCGAGCTGGACGGCATTGCAAGCGAGTTGCTGGAGGCGCTGGACGAGGACTGGTCGTCGGCGGCCCCCTACCGGAAGATCGTAAAAGACGGGATGAAATATCTCGGCCTGACTTACGAGGTCAGGTCGCAGCCGTTCCAGGATGCCTGCGGCGCCTACGACGCCCTGCTGATGGAAGCCATCGTGCGATTCCAGGCCACCTACCGTGGCGAAATGCTCCCTGCCGGCGGTCCAGTATTGACGCAAATTATCGGCGAAGAAACGGAAGAAATCGAAAATCAAGCGTCGCGAGTCAAGGACTGGTTCAACTATTTCTTAACTGAAATAGCTACCGAATATTATCCTGACACGGACCGCATGGCTTTTGCTCTTGGATGCTGGGGATCTATATTTAGGAAAGTCTATATAGACCCACGTCTTGGCCGTCCTACTCTTCCTTTTCTTACGCCCGAGCATTTCATCGTTTCCTATACGACCACCAGCTTGCAGCAATGCCCCAGGTCTTGTGAACTGATACCGTATACACCGCGCGAGATGATCGCGCTCCAGTTGAAGGGGTTCTATCGCGAGGTGCCGCTGGCCGAGCCCGACGAAGAGGCGCAGATCGGCATGGCGTCGCCGCCCAAGCACGACCAGCTTATCGGCATCGTCCAGGAGCTGGCGCGCGGCGACGACCGGCACTGGGTCGGCGAATTCCATGTCGATTACGACCTGCCGAGATTCCGGCACACGCTGGACGGCCAGCCGACCGGAATGCCGCTTCCGTATATCGTCGCCGTCGATCTTTATTCTCGCAAGATCCTGTCTATCAGGCGGAATTGGGAGGAAGGCGATCAGAATTTCACTCGGGTTCAGCACTACGTCCACCACATGATGATTCCGGGCGACGGCTTCTACGGCTACGGCTACGTTCATTTGCTGGGCGGGGCTGCGCGCGCATCGACCATGATGCTGCGGCAGAACGTCGATGCCGGCACATTGGCGCTGTTTCCTGGCGGCGTGCGCATCAAGGGCGTGCGCACCGAGAACTCGGAGATTCTGGTCGGCCCCGGCCAATTCGCCGAGCTTGAGACCGGCGGGCTGCCGATTCGCGATGCGATCATGCCGATGCCGTACTCGGGGCCGTCCGAAGTCTCGATGCAGCTGCGCGACAAGCTGCGAGAGGAAGCCAGATCGCTGGCCGCCAACGCCGAAATCGCCGTAGGCGACGGGCGTCAGGACGCCCCGGTCGGCACCACCGTCGCGCTTCTGGAGCAGGCTACCAAAGTGCAGTCGGCGATCATGAAGCGAGAGCGGGCGGCGCTCAGGGACGAGTTCCGCCTGTTGGGGCGCATCTTCGCCCAAAGCTTGCCGGATGCGCCCTACCCGTTTCCGGTGCGCGGCGGTCAAGCTGCCATCATGCGCACCGATTTCAGCGATCGGATCGACGTGGTGCCGGTGGCGGACCCGAACATCAGCAATTCGGCGCAGCGCCAGCTGCGCGCGGAAGTCGTGTTGCGCCTGGCGACCGGCATGCCGCAGGCTGGCTGGGACCAACGCGAAGTGGTCGCCGGCCTGATGCGCGAATTGCAGGTACAGAACATCGATCGGGTTCTTCCGCCGCCGCCGCAGGCGCAGGCGCTCGATCCGGTCAGCGAAAACCAATTGATGATGATGGGCAAGCCGGTGACTACCGCGCCGTATGAGGATCATTCACGCCAGCCACATTCTGGTTCACCAGGCGGTGCTCGAAGCTACCGGCGCATTGGCGCATGTGCAGATGCATTTTGCCGAAAAGTTCCGTTTGGATATAGAAATGGCCTTGGGCCAACCGCTGCCGCCGCTGGGCCAGAAATTGCCTCCACAGATCGAAAACGAAATCGCTTTCCGCGCCGCGCAGGCCGTCCAGGTGATGAAACGGCAGATGGCGCTCCAACAGGGCCAAGGCGGCATGGACCCGGTGGCCGTGGCGATGGAGCAGGTCAAGGTGGACATGGAGAAAGTGCGCCAAAAGGCGGCGGCCGATGCCGCCAAGACCAGCGTGGCCATGCAGAAATCGGCGCTCGATTTCGCCGCCAAGGTGGCGGATATCAAGGCGCGCAAAGATATTGCCAAGCTCAATGCGTTCGTCGATTTGGCGGACAACGAAAAGCCGGTGCCCGGCGGCGCCGGCCAAGTGTGGGAGAGATAGGTAAACAACCCTCGACTCAAGTCGCGGGTTTCCTTGCGGAGGTACTATGAAACCGAGCGAAATGCGTCCGAAGATGGCTCGTAGAGCGGCAGCCGTTCCCATGCCGCGCACGCCGATCCGTAGCGCTATGACGAACGTTCGCCCCGGCATCGCCAAGGAGTTCGCGGCCGGCGGCGCCGCCAAGGAACGCCAGGGCCAGACGGCGATCGGCAAGGTGAAACGATGAAAACGCATGTCGTCGCAGGCGCGGTGCGGAATATCTATCGCGTGCCCAAGGCGCAATGGCGCAAGTGGGACCGGCAAGCGCGCGCCACGTTCAACTATTTGAACTCGCTGATGCTGAAGAGCCCCGATCTGTTCAAGCATCCGAAGCACGCGATTCCTCCGCTGGAGGCGCGCAGGACGATGGCCTGGAACGCGGCCTGGATCGCCGCCGACTGCGTGCGCGACGCGCTGAAAGGCAAGGCGGTCTGATGTCGGCTTACGAGTTTCGCGACAAGGCGAACGAAGGCATCGACAAACGGATGTCCGATCTGGCCGGCATGGTGGTAAACGGCGTGCCGAAGTCGATGGACGATTACCGCTATATCGTCGGACAGAT